CTTCCAACGGTTAGTGCTTATTGTCTCCAAGCCGTACTCCTCGAAAATCTTGTTGGCCTTGGCAAGATAGTCTTTCAACACAGATGCGGACATCCTGTAGCTACCCTCGCTGTGCTCCCAGTCTGCGCTCTTGTCTGAAACGTTCTGGGCTTGTGAGGTATATCCTGCCACAGTAGCATAAAGCCATGCAAGGGTCAAGTCCTGCTGACGTTTGCTCAACAGTTCCACGTCAGTGTCGAACTGCGTGTTCTCGGTGGTTCTCACCTCCTCACCAGTATCCTCGTCTGTCTTGACCGTCTCGTATGTCAGGGCATCGGCCTTGAACAGGCACATCTTCATGGTACTGTCGGAAACGGGGACGTTACCAACAGCACCAGTCAGATATTCCTTGACCGTCAGAACCATCTTTGCACTGCCTTCTGCCATGTCAAATCACTTTTTAGGGTCTACGCGCCATATACGGAAGCGATGCCGTAGTCCTGCACGTTGTTGAACACTGGGCCTGCGAAGAGCTCGCAGTCTACGATGTTCGTCATCGGTCTGTCCTGCCATACGTTCTGCACGGCAATGCGGTTCTCAACGAACGTTGTGCGTACACTGTCGTTGTGAGCACCAGCAGCAGCACGGTCTTTCAGGATGGAGTTCATGCACTTCATCTCGAACGGACGATAGCTGCGGCTTACAGCTGCCATATTGTGGATGTCGAATGCGGGAGCATCGTTGACGGGCTTACCGTCCTCCTCGTGACGTGACTTCCAGTCGATGACATCGAACGGCCAGATCTGCATCTCACTGTGCATCCATGCAAGAATCTCAGTGCGAACAACCTTGATACGAGGATCGTGGTTGATGGTCGTTGTTCCGTCCTGAATGCTGATGTTCATGTAGTTGTTGCCGTATTTCGATGCGAGGAACGCCGTCTTCACTGCGGGGTGAAGCAGAATCTTGTCGAGCAAGTCCTTCGACATCTTCCAGTGGTCTACGCCGAGGTTCAGTGTACGTGTGTAGTACTCCTGGAACTTCAGGAAGTCGTCAATCGGGTCTGCGTCCTCGTTTGGAGTGCCGTCAGCATTGAACCACTCCTTTCCAGCGTCAGGAGCAACGAAGTTCTCGTCTGGAATCTGGAACTTGAAGTCGTACTTGTAGCCGTCAACGGCAACATCGTGGATCTCACCAGTAGACATGGCCTGAAGGGTCATGTAGGTAAGCTCGTTGTGGATACCGCCGAGCATGTTGCTGGAATTCTGGATGAAGCAGTCTACCAGAGACTCGCCGAAGGTCATGTCATTGAGCTTCGAGATACGGCGCAGCTCAATCATGTCGTCCTGAGTGATTGAGAAACCGTGACCGATCTGCGGAAGCGTACCTCCGTAGATGTTCCATCCCTGGGTGCTGCGCTGCGGCTTCTCAGACTGAGTGCCGATTACGGATGCACGGACGAGGATAGGCTGTTTCTTTACACCCTGTTTCCACTCACGTTCGTTTGTGGGCTGACCCCATGATGCGTAATTACGCCACAAAGCCTTGTTGTACTTGGCATTGGCGTTGTCAAGAATCAGGCCAAAGTTCTCAGCGTCTACATAAGAATGAAGACCACTGATACCATAAAGATTTACTTCTCTCATAGTCTAATCCTTTCTTTTACTTACGGTTACTGAAACGGAAGAAGCAGCCAGCCTCACGGAGGGCAGCCTTGATGCTGTCGGTGATGGGAGGCATGCGACGCTCAAGCACTGGCTTGTCGATGCAGTTCCAACATGCATCAACGTCCATTGCGTATGCGTCTCTGTCCGCAATCTGATTGTCACAATAGGTCAGTGCGTTGGGCACTACCTTCAGCTTAGAGTCATTTCCAGCCTCACCAAGGACTGCGCCCTCGCTGATACCTGTAACGGCATCGAGTGTGATTACGTCCTTGTCTGATGCGGAAGCATCGACTTCTGATACGGTAGCAACGTTGGCTGCCGACTCTGACAGGTCGTCGCCGATGACGATGAGCTTCATGCCCACCTTGGCAACAGAACCAGTCTCGTACTTCTCAACGGTGATCTTTTTCTCTGCTGCGTCAACAGCAACCACCTTGAAGGTGTAGAGAGGAACAATCGAGCGTACACCTGCGGTCTCGTCAACACGGACGGGACTACCTGCGGGGAGTACGTTCGGATAAGCTGGCATGTCCTCAAGCTTCATGTCGAAGCCACCGACAAGCAGCGTGGGCTTTGCCTCATAGCACTTGCGCACGCCACCCCAACTCTTGCTCCACTGCACGTAGTTGTTAAGTGTTCCTGTTCTCATTTCTAAGAATTTTTAGTGAATAATGTTAACTGTCTCGTTTCGTATTTCATTGAAGCCTTACTGGAAACTCTTCTCCAGCTCGGCCTGATAGCCGGAGTTCTCTTCGGCTTCCTTCTTCAGGGCCTCGATACGCTCCTTGACAAATGACGTGTCACCGCCACCGCCGCCACCGCCGTTACCTCTGCCTCCAAAGGCTGGCGCACCCTCGCCGTAGAACTTCTTGTAATTGGCCTCGTAGTCACGCTCCGCCATCACCTTCAGCTCGGCAAGGTTGGGTTTCTCCCCTATCTGAATCTGTCCGACAACGAGGTCTACGACGGCTTCCCCGTTTGCCTTTCGTCCGACCAGGTATTCCTTCAGCTGCTCGCGGATGGCACTCTCACGAGCGCTCTTCTCACGCTCGTTGTAGGTGTTGATGAAGTTATTCACAGTGCCTGTCAGCTTCCCGATGGCACCATCCTCTGCAGTCAAGCCTCCGACAGCCTTGGCGATAGCTTCGGCAATCTTGGCATCAAGGTCTTTCTCGTCCTTCTTGGGCTCTTCTTTCTTGGGTTCCTCCTTCTTCTCTGGATGCTCCTTCTTGTAGTCCTCGATAGCCTTGGCGACGGCCAGCGTAATCTTGTCTTTCACGTCCTGCTCATGCTGCTGCTCGTAGTCGGCCTTGTACTTCTCGACAAATGCCTTCTCGTCGAAACGCTTCTGGCCTGCAAACTCCTTGAGTACTGCAAGAACAGGCTTGTAGGTATCGTCGCTGACCTTGTCATCCTCCTTGAAGGAATCGAGGTAAAGGGACGAAATACCGTCAAAGGTGCGGTCACTGATTACTGATGCTGTGTCACTGCCAAGTTTCTCCTTGAGATTCTGAATGAGAATGTCTTTCTCCATAATGTGTTTAATTTTTGTGTTGGTTGAACATACCTGCTTTCTACAGGATTCGACCACAAATTTATATTTAACTATCACCCGCGCAATATGATTAAAGAAAAAAATGAAGAAAAATTTAAAAACACATTGCACGACAGGCGTTTATGGGTATTTTTGCCAATAATTTTATCAAATTTCATTATGAACGGATTGACAGGTCTCTTTACGGTAAACGGCAAGCCGATATACGATACAGAGTATGTCGAGAAGCTGCGTGCCGAAGAGGAGAAAAAGAAAGTTTCAAGGTTCTTCATTGCCCAGAAAGGAGCACAGGAGAACGACCTGCACAGCACGGTCGACATTTTGGTCACGGGAGGAAACCGTGGCGGTGGTAAAGCAAACCCTTATTATACCCCAGTGGCTACGCCAAGAGGGTTCAGGAAGATCGGAGACCTTCAGGTGGGCGACAAGATTTGCACGCCATACGAGGGTATACAGGAGGTGTCTGGTATATACGAACAGGGCGAACAGCGGATATACGTCCTCCATTTCGATGACGGAACGGAAGTGAGATGCATGGACAACCATCGCTTCTGGGCGAGGGCGCATGCGGATGAGCCGTTCATGGTATGGACAGCACGCGACATATTCGACCTTTACAGGATAGACACGCGACCTCCCTTCGCACGAAGGAGCACGCAGCTGGAGGATATCGAGATACCGATATGCGGGGAGGTGGAGATGGACGAGACGAAGACGCCGATTGACCTGCCCATACATCCGCTTCTTGTCGGAATAGCCTTGGGAACTGGATACAACGGATTCGAGAAGAACGGTGTCGCCATAAAGTACGCTGCAGCTGGGAAGGCGTTCATCGACCTCGGCTACAGATGTGTCAGGAACAAGTATCTCAGGAAATACTTCATCGTCGGCTATACCAACGAACAGAGAAAACGCGTAGTGAAGGAAAAGGCTGGCTCTCCCGTGAGGATACCGAAGGATTACATGTGCTCGTCCATAGAGAGCAGGTGGTTCCTGCTGAAGGGCATCTTCAAC